TCTACCTTTTGAGTAAATTCTTTTTTAGTTTGAAGAACATCTTTAGCATAAACCTTTGGTGGGTTTGTATTGCCGAAAGGCAACTCTTGCTGGTCAGATATTTTATTCTCTTCAATCTGTACTAACCTTGAAGTGTTGTTAGCTATAACTGAAAGCAATTCAATTATTAGAACATCAGTAGCAGCGCCACAGTTGTTTCTCATACGTACTAGTTCGTCAACTTTTTTTAAATCCATATTAGTTTTTGTAATTAAGTTAATAAATTAATTTAAAGTAGATGGGTCTACTTTATGACCCTCTATATCAAGTGTTGGTTTTTTCTTGGCGTTTTTAAAACCGTCTTTCCAACGCTTGATACAAAGTTCCATTTCCTTTGGTGTCTTGAGAATGGTGTACGCATACTCAAGAGTCCAATTCTCTTCGGCTTGACCACCCTTATCAGTGTCATTCACCTTAACATTTATAACTGTATCCCTAACCATTTGTGCATTGTCTTTCATATAGTATGCTATTGGTTTCCACTCAAACTTAATGTGATAGTTGTTAGCCCAGTAACTTTTGAAGATGTTTAATAATTCTGGTACTTCTTTATATTCTATTTTCATAATTAGTTTTTATTAAGTTGTTCAAAGATTTCAAAATGTATGTGTCTATTATGGTCAAAGTTATCACCCTTTATTATAACAACATCCATACCATAAAAAGTTCTGGTTTGCTTATAGTTTTTAATTAATTCTTTATCGTGTACAGTTTCTTGTAGAACAGCTAATATAGTTACCGCATTAGTTACCATAACTAATTTATTAGCCGGAAAGCCTTTACTTATTAATTCTTGCCTGCGTAATTGTACCTGTGTGAATACTCCCATAGTTATGCTAATAATTGGTTAATAGTTTTCTCTTTATCAAAGATAGTCTTGAGCATTGTTTCATCTAAACTTTTCTCAACCACTAAGAACTTTGCAGTTACATTATCCTTCTGCCCTATACGGTGGCAACGATCTATTGCTTGGTTGATCTCACCGGGTACCCAAGAAGTCTCGGCGAACACTACGGTACTAGCTGCTGTGAGCGTCAGCCCTGTGCCGGCTGCTTGGATTTGCCCGATGAAAACTCTTACATCTTCCTTAGTTTGAAAATCATCTACTGCTTTTTGACGATTTTTCATAACGTGTTTTCCAGTTATAACCACTGGGTTAAACTCTTGTAGTTTGTCTTTGATTCCGTTGATTACATCGTAGTGATGAGCGAAGATAACCACCTTATCAATACTATGTAATAAGTCAGTTATATATCTTGCGCTCTCATCAATCTTAGCCACTGCTAACTCATGTCTGATTTGTGCAAGCTCTCCCATACTACCACGCTCTGGGTATTTCTTTAAGTCCTCTATAGAAAACCATTCTTCCCTTTCTATAATCTTTTCTGTTTTCTTACATAGTTCAAACGGTATTAGTTGAATAGTTTTATCTGGTAATTGTTTCATCACATCTTTCTTTAGACGGCGAACCATACAAGTAGCTCGTAAGCGTACGCCTAATTCTTCTACGTTTGAATTACCAGAAACATCTAAACCCCATCTTGAATTGTAAGCATTACAAAATCTGTAAGCATAATTTCTGTAGTCTTGATATGGTGTAAGCGCATGTGGAGCTAACATCTTTATCAATGGGTATAGTTCTACTGGTCTGTTTAATAGTGGTGTGCCTGTTAAAAATATTTTTTTGGGTACAACACGGGCTAGCTTTCCAACTACTTTAGTTCTTTGTGTCTTAGCGTTCTTCAAGTAATGTGCTTCATCACATACTAATAGAGTAGCTTTGAAAGCTATTAATTGGTCGTTAATTATTTTTGATTTGAGTAAGTCGTAGTTTACTATGATTGTTGAGGCATCTTTTGGGAATCTATCTTTACCAGTTCTAACTACAAAGGTATCCATGTCAGCCCACTTCTTGAACTCTCTAGCCCAATTTAATTTTAATGAAGCTGGGCAAACGATAATCCGTCTCCTGAACTCTTGGTAATTTTGTATGAAGAAGATCACTTGAAGAGTTTTTCCTAACCCTTGTTCATCAGCTAACAGAACATTTTTTCTATGGGCTATCTCACCGTACCCGGCTGCTTGATATGGGAATAGTTGAGATTCAAAATCTACGACTGGTTTTTCAGAGTAACTATAGGAATAATTATCTAGATAACTCTTTAATTCTTCCGGGTACTCTTCAATATTTAATTTCTTAACAGCCATCATCGCAATATAAAAGCTGTTAGTACCCCACATCTTGTTCTGCGAACACCATTTAAAACCTGCTGCTTTGATTTGGTTACGCTCACCGTACTCACAGGTTATAAAATATTTTTCGTTATCAAACGTTATCTTCATGTCGTTTCGTTTAGTTACGTGTTATTTAAATTAGTAGGTTAACGAACAAAAACGAAATCGTTAACCTACCGTTTTTCCAAGACGGTTAAATCTTAAACCTTATTTTTAATGTCGTTTTAGTAATGCAAAAATTAAAAATATTTAAGTTCTTACCGTCTTTAACAACATAATATACAAGTATATTCTTTTATGTCAAGAACTTTTTTAAAATTTATAATAATTAATTGCAGGGTTCATAATCTCAAAGGCTTTCTTATTGTCGCCCTCTTTAACTTTACCTAGTACCGCTGTTAATTGAGACACTAATTGGTGAATGTCAGTCTCAATAACTTCTATAGGTAAATCATTATTAATACAGAATTCAATATCACTTAATACCCTGTGCATTGTTCTAGGTTTAGCTGGTTTTGTTGTAAACATATTTTCTTTTTCATTAAGGTTAGTATTCATATATTGTAATTGACGATTAGGTGGTCTGGTGTAATTATTTATTTTCATAAGGTACTTGGTCTATTGGTATCATAGCTCCCGGCTCTAAATCTTTTTCTTGTAAATCATCAGGGTCTATATCTAACACTGTACTAGTAGGTACTATTAAAGAGTCTCTCAATGCTGCTATATCTTCTTTCAATTCCACAAGCCTTTTAGAAATAGTTTGTTCAGTCCAAGAATAACTATCGCCAAGATAATTTTTAACTGTCATCTTAACCCAATTACTTGAAGCTGCTTTAGCCCAAGCAGTTACGTTTAGTAATATATGTTGTACTTCTTCACGGGTCATTTGGTTAATATTATATTGTCCCGGGGTTATTTTATCTTTTATAATATCAGATTGTAATTCGTACTTTAAATTCATTTTCTAAAACCAGATTGAGTTTTACCGTCTATTCTAACTGTGGCACGCTTCCAACCGAGGTGGCGTAACACAGAACCAATACGTTTCTGCTCACGGAAACCGCAAGAAACGATGTCTCTACCGAAACAATTTAACCACACGTGGCGTACTGTTGTTTTGTCTATGTTCTCTTTGTCTAACCATTCAACTATCTCTGGTTCCCAATCATCTTGATTATATCTTTCAGCTTGTTTGTTCTTTGCTATAACATCAGCTTCTAAGTTATCCATAAATAATGGTTCGCCTGCTTTGTATCTAACTACTGCTTCGGCATAAAGCATTGGTAATATCTGTTTAATACCATCACTATCAATCTTAACTAATTCTATTGGCCACATTCTTCTATTACCAGTTTCGTCCTGTAAGAATCTATCTTTGTTAGTGGTCGCTACAATAATACATTGTCTTGGTAAATCTCTTGGTAATCTATCATAAGGCAATCTATCTCTATCAGTTCTTCTTGATAAGAAAGCTTTAACCTCATTCACATCTGCATCATTAAACATAGTAAGCTCTGCGTTTTCTACGATTAGTTTTGATCTCATACGCAAGATAACATCCTTATTATTTACATCACCTAAATTGTCAGTGTACCATTGAGGTTTTATTGCTATGGTTTCTAAAAGGGTTGATTTACCAATACCTTGCTCACCAATAAAGATTGGTAGGTAATCAAACTTGCAGCCGGGTACATATATTCTATTTACTATCGCTGTGAAAAGTTTAATACCTAACTCTTGAGAATACTTACTGTCCTCTGTCTCGCAGAAGTCTGGGAAAAATCGCTCTAATCTTTTTACTCCGTCCCATTCTGGTAACCCTTCAAAATAATCTTTAACTGGGTGATACTCATTCTTGAACGCTACTGCTCTGGTTGCTT